CACGATCTTAACATATCGCTTAGACCTTTAAGTGAGACGTACACCATTCATTTCTTCATGAAGGACATCGTCAAATGTGTTACGGCTAAAACTAATGACGTTTCCAAGGTCGGTCAGGGCATTTCCGCGTGGACGAAGACTATAAATGCAGTCTTTTGTCCAATGTTTCGGGCAATTGAGGAGTGCTTCGTTCAGAGTCTTAGGCCGAATATCCTGTATGAAAACGCGGTGCCGGAAGCTGAGTACGATGCTTTTGTGGAGAGAAATTTTAAATTCACCGCGGAAAAGCATGTCCGGGACTACAAGGAATACGATTCCTATCAGGACGCTGATACTCAGGAGCTGGAGGATATACTTCTGGATGGTTTCATAGGTAGATCATTTAGAATCCTTTACAGGAAGATGAGGCTCAAGGCAAAGCAGAAATCGAAGAACGTCACTCTATACAACACAGGGTGTAAGAACTCGGGTGAGTCTTCCACACTCTTCACGAACACTATATTGAACATGTTCCTGTCGTGTCTTTCGACTAAGGTGAGGGGTGTTCATTGTGAAATGTATAAGGGTGACGATAGTCTCATCAATGCTGACGAAATATCGATCCACAATTGGCTCGCTACTCTGGACCCTGATGTGCACCTTCCTATGATAGCCGATATGGACTTTCCAGTTCACGCCGATTTTGCGGGTTACTGGATATCAGAATTCGGCATAATACCGGATGTTCTGAAGATCATGGCGAAGATGATGTCCAAAGAGTTGTCTAGGAAACCTAGTTACGTCAGGGAGTTGGCCGAGTCGTTGAGGGATAAGGAAAAGTTTTTTACTTATCAGAAGCTCACGTACTTAGCAAGAGTCTACCTCGACCTTTACGATCTGAGGCCTGAGCAGTTCCATCAGATGATGTGCACCTGGAGTTACTATGCTCTTGGGACTGACGATAGAGCCAATTTGATTGGGTTTAATTCTATATTAGTGTCGGAAGCTGGGTATGATCTTGATGATTTGACGCCTGCCGATAAGGACATGAAACGTCGGAAGAATCAGTACGCAGTTACTGATGATTATCATTTTTAAAGCACTTTTATTTTATTTTATATTCATGTTTATTTATTGATTTGTTGAACAGTTAATTAGTTTATTTGATTTTG